GAATATCAGGGAAGGAAAATCGTATTTCGCATTAATAAATAACATAGTTTTGCAATATGGCACTAATAACAATACCTAAACTAACTGCTAAAGCCCAAAAGGTATTTAATGCCTATATAAGAAAAAGGGATAAAGGTTTGCCTTGTATTAGTTGTGGGAGTTATAATGGCAATCAAGCTGGGCACTATTTTAGTGTCAAAGGCTTTTCTGCATTGAGATATAACGAATTTAACGTACATTTGCAATGTCCTGCTTGTAATATGTTTAAATATGGGAATTTAGCAATGTATAGAATTGGGTTAGTTGATAGAATTGGAACTAATGCAATTTTAGAATTAGAAAATGAAGCTATAAATAATCGTATTAAAAAATGGGATAGAACTGAATTAAATAATATAATTCACAAATATTCACAATGACATCAATAAAAGGGTATGAAGGTTTGTTTATAATTACAGATGATTTAAAGATAATTTCTTTGCCAAGAAAGGGTACTTTAGGTGGTGAAATGAAGCAATTTTTAAATATAGAAAATGGCTATTATCGTGTAAGTTTAACAAAAAACAACAAACGAAAAAAGACAATGGTACATCGTTTGGTTGCTGAACATTTTATACCAAACCCACATAATTACCCACACGTTGACCATATAAACGGAATTAAGACTGATAATAGAATTGAAAATTTACGTTGGTGTACTAGAATACAAAATATGTTATTTGATAACCAAAAGCAAAGAAATAATAAAAGAACTGATTTAAAAGGTGTTTCTTATAATAATTTAAATAATAAATTTAGTTCAGAAGTTAAATTTGATGGGTTTAGAAAATGGTTAGGGTATTTTGATACAAAAGAACAAGCAAGGGAAGCATATTTAATTGAATACAGTAATTGGTATAATAAACAAATTTTATAATGGCAAAGGCTAAAGGATTAACAGTAGGCAAACAAACGTTTGGTAAAAGGAAATGCGGCAAGTATAAGAAAAGCAGCGGACCAAAGGATAAGCCAGTTAAGAAATACGCAAAACAAGGAAGATGTTAAAAGAAATATATATTGATATTCAAGGTTTTATTGGTATGTACCAAGTTAGTAATTTTGGTAATATAAAATCATTTAGAAGAAAAGAACCAATAATATTAAAGCCATTTAAAGATACAAACGGTTACAATAGAGTAAGTTTATGTGGTAAAGATTATGCAGTACATAGATTAGTTGCAAATACATTTTTACCTAAAATAGAAAATAAAGACTTAGTAAACCACAAAGACTTAAATAAAACAAATAATAATATAGAAAATTTAGAATGGTGTAATTGTAGAGAAAATGTTACTCATTATCATAATGCAGAAAATCCTTGTGTTCAAATTACGTCAGCAAATACATATTCAGTTAAAATATATAAAAATAAAAAACAAATTCATCTTGGTACTTTTAAAACATTAGAATTAGCTAATTATACATATAAAAAAGCAATATCTGCAATTAGATAATGAAAGACACATACTCAAAGAAAGAATACAACTGCAAGTGTGGAACTTTAAACGAACGCTACATTTGGGAAAGTGAAGTAACAAACTATACTTTTAAGTGCAATAAATGTGATAAAGAATTGAGTTTTAAGCAGTTAAAAACAAAAGAAGTCCCACAAACTGCAGCAATACGAACACCAACAAAAAACAGATAATGCTAATAACAGACATTAAACCAAACCCAAACAACCCCCGCCTGATAAAGGATAATAAGTTTAAACAACTTGTTAAATCAATTCAGGACTTTCCGCAAATGCTAGAACTTCGACCTATTGTAATAGACGAAAACAATATGGTACTTGGAGGCAATATGAGGCTAAAGGCTTGTATTGAAGCAGGATTAAAAGACGTTCCTGTAAAACAAACTAAAGACTTAACTGAAGCACAGAAGAAAGAGTTTATAATTAAAGATAACGTAGGATTTGGAGAACATAACTGGGATGAATTAGCGAACGATTGGGACGTAGATTTACTAACTGAATGGGGTTTAGACATACCAAACTTTGATGCAACTGTATTAGAGGCAGAAGAAGATGACTTTGCAGTACCAGACGGCGGAATAGAAACAGATATAGTATTAGGTGATTTATTTGAAATAGGAGAACATAGATTACTTTGTGGGGATAGTAGCGATTTATCTAAAATAGAACAACTTTTAAATAATGACACATTAGCTATGATATTTACTGACCCTCCTTATGGAATAGGGATTGATGGTCAAAAAGAATCTAAATCTGCAAATCCAAAACATAATAGAAAAAATCACGAATTTATGGGTTGGGATAATCAAAGACCTTCTGAAGATGTATTTCAAAATATATTAGCTTTAAATGTACCTACAGTTATTTTTGGGGGTAATTATTTTGCTGATTTATTACCTGCAAGTAGGGGTTGGATTTACTGGAGTAAAGGTCAAGATGGATTAACAATGTCTGACGGTGAACTTGCTTGGACTAATTTAGATAAGCCTTTAAGATGTGTTGTAGTCAATAGAGCAAATATTGGGAAATCAGTTCATCCTACACAAAAACCTATTCAAGTTGTAGAATTTGGAATAAAATATGCAACAGAAATAGGTTCTGTATTAGATTTGTTTGGCGGAAGCGGAAGTACTATGGCTGCTTGTCATAATCTTAAAAGAAAAAATTTTACTATGGAATTAGAACCTAAGTATTGCCAAGTTATAGTAGACAGAATGAAAAAACTAGACCCTTCATTGGTTATCAAGAAGAACGGAGTAACTTTGTAGTTAATTAGAAAGTGATAAGAGAATATGGCAAACGAACAAAATTTGATACCAGCGAAGAAAGGCGAAATAAGAAACCCTAACGGTAGACCAAAGGGTGTACCTAATAGCAAGACCCGTTTATTGCGTTTACTTGAGTTAGTACAGACTAAGACTAACCCAATAACAGGGGAGAAAGAAGAATTTAGCGTGGCGGAGCAATTAGACTTAGTTGTATTACAAAAGGCATTTAAAGGTGATTTAAACGCTTATAAGGAATTAATGGATAGACTAGAAGGTAGGGCAAAACAAACAAGCGAAATAGAATTAAGCGGTGGGTTACAGATTAATTGGGAAGAAAAGAAAACATACGTAGAAAACAAACCATAATGGAACTATCCATAAAGCAAACAACGGCTTTAGACTTACTTGAAGATAAAACTACAAACGAAATACTTTTCGGAGGCGGAGCTGGTGGAGGTAAAACTTTAATAGGTTGTTATTGGCAATTAAAACAAAGGTTAAAATACCCTAATACTAGGGGTTTAATAGGTCGTTCAATACTAAAAACGCTTAAAGAAACTACTTTAGTATCATTCTTTCAGGTAGCTAAATTACAAGGCTTAGACGCAGGGAAGCACTACAAATATAATTCGCAGTCAAGTACAATAGATTTTCCTAATGGCTCTACTATACTATTAAAGGATTTATATAGTTACCCAAGCGACCCAAACTTCGATGAATTAGGTTCGTTAGAAATTACAGACGCTTTTATTGATGAAGCAAATCAGGTAGACGATAAGGCTAGAAATATTATTAAGTCAAGGATTCGTTTTCAGTTAGACCAAAACGATTTAGTGCCTAAAATACTTTACACCTGTAACCCTGCAAAGAATTGGACCTACTCGGAGTTTTACAAGCCACAACAAGACGGTAGCATTAAAGACAATAAACGCTTTATATCTTCGTTAATAGACGATAACCCTTTTATATCTAAGCACTATAAAGAAAACCTTTTAACACTAGATACCACAAGTAAAGAACGTTTACTATTTGGAAACTGGGAATATAGTTCTGATTTATCACAATTAATTGAATATGAAAAAATACTTGATGCGTTTACCAATGATTTTGTCCCTAACGGCAATAGTTTTATTACTTGTGATGTGGCTCGCTTTGGAAAAGATTCTACTGTTATTGGTGTATGGAGTGGGCTACGTGTACGGTTTTATCAATTCAATGGTAAATCAGTTGTTGAGGTAGCAGACCTAGTTAAACGCTTCCAACAAGAAAACAAAGTACCTACTTCGCACATAGTTGTAGATGAAGACGGTGTAGGCGGTGGTGTATGTGATATACTACGCTGCAAAGGTTTTGTTAACAATAGTTCTCCATTAGAAAACCCTATTACTCGTAAAAAAGAAAACTTTGACAACCTTAAAAGCCAATGCTATTACAAACTAGCTGAACTAATAAATAAGAACGAAATACACATAATAGCAGACGGCAAACAAAAGCAAATCATTATAGAAGAACTTGAACAGGTAAAGCAAAAGTCTGTAGATAACGACGCTAAGAAAGGAATAATACCAAAGGATAAGGTAAAACAATTAATAGGGCGTTCACCTGACTTTAGCGATACTTTAGCAATGCGAATGTACTTTGAATACACTCCTAAATTTGTTGTATCGGTTTTTTAGTATAAAATAACTAACTTTGTTTAAATTATTACATTATGGGTTTATTCGACATCTTCAATAAAAAGAAGATTAATAATATTTTGCCTAACTACCCTTTAGCTTCACAGATAGCAATTCAAAGCGGTTTAGTTACTTGGAGTGGGCAAAACGCAGCATCATTTGTACACGACGGCTATCAGGGTAACGATATAGTTTATTCAATTGTTAAACTAATTACTGATAAAGCAAAGTTGGCTCCGTTTGGTGTTTATAAGGTAATAGACGAAAAGGCAGCACGAAAGTACAAAGCGTTAATGTCGCAGCCTGACAAAATAGAAAACTTTAAGAAACTAGAAACGTTACACAAAAAAGCGTTTGAATTATATACTGGCGATGCTAGATTAAACGAGTTACTTAAATACCCGAACGAAGAAGATGCTTTTAGCGACTTAGTAGAGCAATGGTGTGGATTTAAACTAATTACTGGTAACGCTTTTATCTATTCAAAGACAATAGAAGCAGGTGCTAATATGGGTAAACCTTTTGCTCTTTACGCTTTGCCTTCGCAATATACGGCGGTTATAGCTGATACACAAGCCTTCCCTGCAGTTGCAGTAGGTTATCAATTACAGTATGGTCCTATATTCCAATTTACTAGAAAAGAAATATTACACGATAAATATTTTAACCCACAATGGAACTCTACAGGTAACCAATTGTACGGACAATCACCGCTTTTAGCAGCAGCAAAAACGTTAACACGTTCTAACGAAGCTAAGACGGCAGCAGTTGCATCGTTTCAAAATGGCGGTCCAGCAGGTGTTTTATTTATGAACGACGAAAGATACGATTCAGTACAAGGTCTTTCACAGGCGCAGGCATTAAAAAAATCTATTAGTGAAAAAGGCGGTTCAGCTAACTACAATTCTATTGCAGTATCAGGTTATAAAGTAGATTGGAAGCAAATAGGACTTAGCCCTGTTGAATTAAATATAATAGAATCTGAAAAGTGGGATATGAAAGCACTTTGTAATATTTACGGAGTTCCTTCACAGTTATTAAACGATGCAGACAATAAGACTTATAACAACCAATTAGAAGGCGAAAAGGCTTTAACTTTAAGATGTGCTATACCTTTATTGAATTCTATTCGTGATAATATTAATAGAAAGCTTCATATCCTAAAGTGCAGCGACAATTACAAACGTTACCTGCCCTTGCTGTTGAATCAGCTGGATGCAGCATATAGTCTATGTATGTTTTTGCCCTTACTTCAAATTTAGCATCAATAGGAAGTTTAACGCCGTCCATGTGTAAATGGTCGTTTGCATCACGTGGAATTCTTCTTGTACGATTATCCCTTGCTGCTATCCATTCTTTAACAGTTACTAAACCTGTGGACATTGCCCCAACCATTGAACCTATATTAGCTGACCTTCCTGTTTCTGTTCGTGCTATTAATTCTGCCCTATAATCTGTTATTCCTGCCATTCTTATTAATCTTATTGTTTCAGGTAGTGTTAGGTTTTCTGCAGCTGATTTATCTAAGAAAGATTGTATTTGTTTTTTAGTCGTGTCAGTTATATCTGCCGCTAATTGGTTTAAACCCCTAGCTTCTAAATAAGTTAAAATAACATAAGCAAAAAAATCTGTTTCTTTACTCTTTATTTCAAAATCAATTCTTTGCCCCTTTACAGACGTTTTAACGTCCTTTTGACTAATCTTAGCCATACGAGTACCCATTGCAATGTGAAGCTGCTTAATGGTTGTTTTAATGGCTTTATCGCTTATTGCATCAAAGTCTAAAGTATCGCAGTAAGTATCTACTTGTTTCTGCAGTTCCTTTTTAAACTTTGGAGAATAGGTTTTTAAAGCATTAGCGTATAACTTTTTATAGTCTTGCCAAATCATTATTCAGGTATTGTTAACGGCTGAAATTCATCTATCGGTTGTACACTTGTAGGGATATAAAGTTTCTCTAATTCTGCTTCATCTATGTAATCAGGAACTTCTAAGCCCATTAAATCCATTTTTTGCTTAGGTGCTATCCACCAAGCATTATTTAGCCATTCTACTTGGTCTTTCTTATTAGCTTCTAATTCAGCATAAATTGAAGCGTCGTAATCTACATATATATCTGTTCCTTTATAACCCCAGTCAGAATGAAGCTTTCTATTAATATTATCACGAATAGAATTCAATAAAGGTATAGCACATCTTAAAGTTAAAGCCTTTTCGCCTTCTAATTGGTTGTTATAAGTCTTATTGTCTGCTTCGTTTAATAACTGTGAAGGAACTCCGTAAATATTA